TCGAATGTCTCCATCTTTTACGGCTCGATGTACGATCCCCATTGCCATAATGTCGGGGCGGGCTTCAGCCTGACGAAATTCACAAACAAAATCATAATAGAGTCCCTTGTTTGCTCGTTTGCCTCGATCCAGCCAGTTAAGGAGAGTCGTTAAAGTTATCCCCGCATGTTTGCACGCTAGAGACTTAGATCCGCCCACAGAGATCACTTGTAGTATCTCCCGCCGTGCTTTATCCGTCAGTTTGCTCTTTCTGCCCATTACAACACCGATAGCCATTGTCTATATATTTCGTTTGCTATTCTTTCAATCATAAATGGCGGCACACTCATTCCCATAGCCCAGCGCTTTTTTGGATGTTTCCAATTGTTCCATTTGTAATCAATCGGAAATGATGAACATGCTAAGTATTCATTTGTTGATAACGGGCGTAATTTCTCATAATGAAAATGGTTATTGCCACTTATAATTGTCGGAATAGGTTTATGTCTAGCAATTTTCATATAAGTATATCTATGCCCTTTTGGATGAACTGAGGACAATGATTTTCCTTCTTTGCATTTTTTAAGCAAATCTAATTCTTCATTTGTACAGGGTCTGTATTCGTCTTGAAATTCAGCAATCCACTTTTCAACTTGTAAAAATGCAATTAGTTTTTCATTAAACTGCAGATTGATCTTAGGAAGTTTTAAATCTTTTCTAACTGATAAAAAGAATACACGATCACGAGCCTGACAGATTCCCATATTTGCGCCGTTTAATCTAAATAGTTGAGTTGTATATCCTGCTTTATCATAGGCTTGAACTATCTCTTTTATATATCCACGCGCTTTTCCTTTAATCATACCCGCAACATTTTCAGCAACTACAATCTTTGGTTGTAGTCTTTGAGCCAGTGCAATAAATTCAAAGAAAAGATCATCAAGGCGCTGTAATGCTTGCCCTTCTGAGAATCTTTTTTCTTTTCCCCAGTCTCTTTCACGCACACCAGCAGTTGAAAAACTTGTGCAAGGTGGTGATCCGTCAAGTATGTCTAAATTAAATAACTCTTTTGGCAAAGTCTTCTGTGTTAGCATATCTCGAATTGACATTACGAAAGGCAGTCGAGGCTTATGATTAAGATTGTAAATCTTGAAAACTTCAGGATCTATTTCATTACACCCAACCACATCAAAACCCGCAAGTTTATAGCCCATAGTCGAGCCACCACAACAAGCGAAGCAAGAAAAAACAGAGCCTCGATCTTTTGAAAAGTTAACATCCTTAAATCTCCATATTTCTTGAGTATTCATTATTCGTTCCATTCAAAATTACATCGTGGGCAAGTATGATCAAAGTCTTCAAAATCTTCTAAATCTAATTCCTCGTTGTTCGGTGGTGTATAATCTTCAAGAGATTCTCCTGATTGATTATCAAATACACCAAGCAACTGATCAAGTTCGTGATCTTCGAATCCTAACACAGTTAGATCTTCGCCTTTTTCTTCTAGTCCTGTAAGTAGTTCAGACAGTTGATCAGTATTCCAGTCGGCTTTCTCTCCAAGTTTGTTATCTGCAATCATCAGCAACTCAGCATCGACAGGCGACAGATCTACATAGACAACGGGCACAGTTTGCAAGCCAATCTTCTTAGCCGCCTTGTATCTCGTATGACCCGCAAGGATCGTTTGATCTTTGTTGACGATAATCGGGCTAGTGAATCCGAAACGCTTGATCGAGTTTGCAATGCTATCAACTGCGTGATCGTTGTTTCTTGGGTTCTTGTGATGTGGATTTAGTTTGTCAATTCGTACAAACTCGCCTACTTTTTGATCTTCTGTTGTTGTTTTGTCTGTGCTCATTTTCTAATCTCCTTGTATTCTTTTTTGATGGCATCTCGCACAATGCGGCTTTTGCTTTTGCCTGTCTTGTCGTGTATTTCTTTCAGCTGCTTCAGGCTCTCAGGATTCATTGAGATACAAATATTTTTATGCTTGACTGTTGCTCCGTGACAATCACAGGGATCGCAGCCGCAAACATGGCAGATCACTGACGCACCAAATACAAACGATCGGCGACGTGCTGCAAGATAATCTTTCGACAATACACAGCAGGATCTTCGTTGTGTGCAATCTGTGCTAATACGTTGATCTGTTGCATTTGTACAGGTGTTAGTGTGATTGTGAGCCCGTTTTGTTCTAGTTGCTCGGCTGGCGTTGCGGCGGCTTGCTTCGTGCTCTCTCTGTCTGTCTGACTGATTTCTTTTGTCTTTCGTTTTGCTGGCATGTGTGCTCCAATAGTAAAAGGAAGATCTTGCGATCCCCCTCACTATATAAAACTATACAAGCATTGTCAACGCTTAGCCGCTCCCATAGCCTCAGCCAGTGACATAGGAGGCACATAGTTGCCGCTAGTATCCTCGCCGATCTTGTTCTTCATTCTGCGCTGATTGCCCCGCTTGTATTTTACTTCATCTTTGCGCAGCCTGTCCCTTGTTGCTTGATAGCGTTGCTCAACTTCGGGCGGCATTTCCCAGCCGTATCGCTTGCACATCATAGCGCCAAATACAGAGCCCCAAAGAAAATGATCCCAGCATGGCGCAAGGTGTCCATTTTCATCAAGATAAATGATTCCAGCATCGATCTTCTTTTGCCAATGGTGGTGGCTCTGCTCCTGTGCTGGCACAATACGATCTTGATCAGGCTCGTAGTAACTGCAATGAATCTCAGCAAATTGATCCTGTGCTCTCATCCAGTCCATGATTTCAAGGTAGGATCTATGCTGACTCTTAGCGGCTAAATCACAAGTGCACGCGCCTTTGTAGTGTGCTTCGGCTTTCTTTTGTAGTGATTGCCTGAATCCGTAGAAATACACTTCACGAAATCCGCCCGTCTTGCCCTCGTCATCTGTGCGGCAATGTTCGCAATATGTCTCATCAACTGGGATGCTGTGCCAGTGGTGTTTGAAGTCGCTGCGTTGTGTGGTCATGTAATGCACAACCTGTTTGATTGTTGGCAGCCATTCAAGTTCATTAATGAGATAATCTTGAAACGCCTGTGTCAAATAGTTCTCAGGCACGTTGCGGAATTTTTTGATGTATAGACCGTATTGCCCTTTGATCCAGAAATGATTACGCTTGAAGTGATCAGCAAGATTTGACAGAAATCTGAAAATGATCTGCCCTCTGTAACTGGTGACGTAGTCGGGATATTTTTGTTGCATTATTTGCTCCGTTGTTGTTTTGCTAGTTTCAATAATCGTCTAGCAGTGTTGTATGATAGTTTGTGATCTTTTGCGTATTGTGTCAAGTTGATTTTCTGACGCCGCAATAGCATCAAGTACAGTTTTGAATAATGCCACACAGCCGCCTGATCTTCTTCTAGGAGGCTGATAGGCATCTTGATATATAAATCCATTATCTAACACGCTCAGCGCTGTACTGGATACATTTATTAAAGTGACAGAAGTAAATCACAACTGAATAGATATGCAATCCACACTGTGAAAGTACATACCATCTTTCAGGCTTGAATCTGTGATCTTGATCTTGTGGGATACTGTTAAACATGCCCATGAATCGATCGAAGCTCATTGCTCGATAATGGACATTGATTGCGGGTAATGTGTGCATGATTGCTCCGTTGTTGTTGTGTTGTTGTTGATTAATTAACTAGACATATAAATTTATCTAGAAACATTTGATGAATTCTATTTTCTTCATTTAACGCTCTAAAATAATCAGTTTTATAGAATACTGTCCAAATTGCAACATCTCCCCAATATGCCTTTTTGATTACTTTCTCTACTTTTACAATTGTTATTGTTTCTGTATTTATATTCGTAATTAGCGATGATGTGCCGTATCGTTTGCCATTTGTTTGGATTGTAAATGTTTTACCTGCTGGATAATCAGCGGCTAAATTGGCGAGTTCTTCTTCTGTAAAAAGTGCTACGTGATATTGCATTTTGTGCTCCGTTGTTAAGGCGGGGGATTGCTCCCCCTGTTGTTGATTAGTATGCCATTAATAATGTTGCACCTTCTACTAAGTCCATTGCCGGAATATGCTCATTTATCCAACAATAGTTTTTTGCATCCTTTACAGTCTTAAAAGAAACAGTTTCAAATGTTTGAACTCTTTTGCCTTTTGGCGCTTTTGGGTTCATTAACGTTACTGTAACAGTTGCAATTTTATTGATTTTGTCGAACTTAATACCAAACTTGTTGAAAGGTGCGAGTGTGTAGTTTGTTTCATTTGCATTTTTGAATGTTGTTACGAACTTAGACATTTTGTGCTCCGTTGTTGTTGTTGTTTACATATTTATAATAACGTATTCGATCAGGTATTACAAACATATTTATACAAATAGAAGAAAAAAGATTAGAATAGAGACAGTTAGACAGTTAGACAGCATCGTGAAAATCGACAACGTAGACGAAAGATCCCCATTTGATCTTTTTTTGATTCTTCTATATAATTTGGAGCATCTCACAGGCTTTCTATCTGACTAACTGCCTAAATTATTAATTGTAATTATGATTATTATTATTATGTCTTCATATCCTTTTGATTTCATTGCACTTTTTCGCTGTGTTTGTGGGTAACTTGTGCGCTGTTTGTGGTCTATTTGTGGTCAATTTGTGGGCTGAAAAAAATAAGTGCAATGATTACAGGGGTTTAGCGTTGCAAATTTGTGGGCAGTTTGTGCGCCGTTTGTGGTCTGTTTGTGATCAGTTTGTGATCTGTGCATTTTATGCAGTGATAACAATGCTTTGCTATGCGAAATCGTTATATTTTGGTTACACTCACAAACAACGGAGGGCGGGCGATGTCTATGGGTTCAATACTCAATCAATACATACATAAACACCACAAAAGTAGGCGGGCTTTTTGCAGTGAAATCGGATTTAGAGAGAGCACTGTTTCGAACTGGTGCAATGATCGGGCTTCTATCCCGCTGTCAAAGATTGCGATTATGGCAGAATATTTTTATGAGATGACAGGCGAGCCGCCTAATTTGTTTATATTTAGACTGGTTATGCAAGAGCCAACAGTACGGGCTGTGCTTTCATCGTTTCAAGAGAAACAACGGAGCATCAAATGAAATACATAGTTATAGACACAGAAACGACGGGACTAGATCCGAAGCGGCACGAGTTGCTAAGTCTTGGCGCTATTGTAATGATTGACGGCATTGTAACAGAGCGCATTGAAGTGAAAATTAAGCCCCGCAACATTGATCAGGCTGATGAAGAGGCGCTACGGGTAAATGGATATACTCCGTACAGGTGGAAAAATGCAATTGAGGGCGAGCACGCTGTAACAATTATCAAGCACCTATTTCTTGCACATCTTGACGGGATCTTAGTGGGTCACAATGTGAACTTTGACATTAAGTTTCTGCGGGCGTTTGCTGATACGTATTATCAAGAGTTTTCTTTCCCTGTGCCGTACATAGACACAAGAGACGTTTGCAGGGTCAATCTTGCGCCGTATGGCTGTTCTAGCATGTCATTGGATCATATATGTGCCTTCCTAGGTTGGAAGCGTAGAAAGGCGCACACAGCGCTTTCAGATTGTGAAGATTGTATTAAGATCCTGCGCTGTATGGTCCCGCCCTCTCCTAAATTTATTATGTATGTGAAACTCAGAGGCGTGATCGCTAGCGTCAAAGGATTGTTATCATGAATATGAAAAGCATTAACAGAGTCACGAGCCGCACCGCCGTCAATGGTATTGGGTCCAGTTTTGATCTGGCTAAGAGAATAGATATTGATATGGAAATGTTCCCGCCGTCGCAACACTTTGAGGGCTATATGTCTCTAATCGTTTTACAACTGTCTAACATTAACGCAGCAACGGAAATCACAATGCGGCTATGTAGAGATCAGGCGGGTGATCAAATGCTCATTACAGATACAGTATCAGACATCTATACAGGTATAACGACAACCACAAACGGATCGGCAATCTTTGCCCTGAATAGTTTTGTAAAGGTTGATCGGGCTGGCGATCTGTATGCGTTTGTGAAACTGGATACAGGCAGCTGTGATCTTGACTTCGTAGAAATCACATATCAAGGGGATCGATGATGGCAGTTGTACAGGTAATCAATAGAAACGGCGGCACACATTCAGATCCCGCAGCATCTACCACACTCAAGATCGAGAATCTATCTAGTCAAGTGAACGGCTCAAATATAAACTTCAGCACGTCGAGCCAGTTTGTAGAGGATAGTATTCAAGTCTATTACAATGGAGTGCTACAGATACAAGGCGGTTCTGATGACTATACAGAAGACGGCGATCGGCGCGGTGTCACGTTTGCGCTGGCTCCTGAAACTAGCAGCAAAGTCGTTGTGATATATTCTGAGAGCGCCTAAAACAAGAAAGGGCAGCCGAAGCCGCCCTTTTTATCTTGTTATAGTCCGTATGTGTTTGGAGTCTTAGAATCAAAGATTGTTCCTCTCTTAAAGTTAAGCGCTGGCTTTTTCCAACTTGCCGCCTTTAAGATTGCTCCATCTTCAGCACGTACAAAGCAATAAACTGAAGTATCTGCTCGCCCTGATTTTGCTATTTTAATATATTTGCGTCCTCCAGCAATGTAAATCTTTGGAGTTAGCCAAGCAATATCACGCTCTGCATAGTCTTTAATAAAGGCATTTTGTAATTCCTTAATCCATGCAGGAAGTCTTTCAGTTACCATTTCAGGAGTTTTAGAGTAATCGATTGAGATAGTCATTGTATTTCCGTTGTTGTAATGATTGATAGAATTTTCCAATCCTCCGAACTGCTCGCCGCCGTCATTGCGGGTCTTGGCTTCTTTGGGTATGGGCTGCGATGTCAAAGAACTAACCTCATTGGTTATATTCTTATAGTAATTCATTCTTTTCTATATGTCAACATATTTATAAACTTTTTTTTAATAAAAAGTCAGACAGTTAGATAGATCTCCCGCAATCATCGACA